TTCATCTCCTGCAGGCGAGCCAGGATCATGAGCACGATGACGGACAGCAGCGTCGTGAAGATGGCGCTCATCAGGTAGTAGCTGCCGCCGTTCTTGCTGACGTTCACCAGCTGGGAGATGGTCCAGCGGATCACATCCATCCACGCGATGGCGGTCGCGAAGAAGAAACCTGCGGAGACGGAGGGAGCAAAGGTGCCTGCTGCTGCTGATACGATGCCGGACATTTTACTTTATGTGCAGAAAAAAGATCGACTGGGTCGGGATTTGAGCATCCATCATTCGGAGTCAAAAAAGTAATACCCTGGACCGATGTCGACGTACGGCAGCGGGTCCTCCTCATCGTCATCATCCTCATACTCCTCCTTCTGGAGAATCACAGAGTACTTGACCCTGGGTTGAAGTTCATCCTCGTCCTCGTCCTCGGTGTCCGACCCGATTGCGAGTTCACGCATACTGTTCCATCGCTTTATTGACTGCATTCTTCAACGCATACTCTGCTGGGGTTTCGGGTTCCCATGCTTCCCACGAGTCGGCACACTCGTTCATCTTGACGGCGTGTTCGTTGTCCGTGCCTGTGTACCGGGTCCACTGTTCCTCATCCTCATCATCCTCCTCCTCCTCCTCGTCCGAGTCACTACCCTCTTCATAAACCTCTGGGAACAGGGAACCAATCTGTTTGCCAGTGACTGTCCTGGCGGCGTACATGAGGCCGTAGCACATGTCCTGAGCGGTGACACAATCGCGACCGGTCGCCTTGGAGTAGTGTGCTGCGAGCACGACGGACGACTCCATCACGGGCAGGAAGATGTCGATCATTGATTGCTCCATACGTTACTAAAAGACTGCGTCTTTAAGCTGCGGAAAAAACCCAGTACACTATCAGGAAATGACCAATCTACAGCTCAAAAAGTTTGACCCGAGCAAGATTGGCGACGACAAAGTGTGTGTGTTCATCGGCAAGCGCGGCACAGGCAAGAGTACGCTGGTGACGGACATCATGTACCACAAGCGACACCTGCCTGTCGGTATCGTCATGTCCGGTACAGAGGACGGTAATCACTACTACAAGCAGTTTATCCCCGACCTGTTCATCTACGGCGACTACAAGCGCGACGCCATCGAAAAGGTGCTCGAGCGTCAACGTCGCATAGTATCAGGCGGTGGTAAATCGAGCGCGTTTTTGCTTCTGGACGATTGCATGTACGACAAGGCGTTCATGAAAGACACGTGCATCAGGCAATGTTTCATGAACGGGCGTCACTGGAAGATATTCTTTTTGCTGACGATGCAGTACTGTATGGATTTGACACCCGACCTGCGCGCCAACGTCGATTACGTGTTTGTCCTCCGTGAGAATGTGATTCAGAATCGCGAGCGTCTGTACAAGGCGTTCTTCGGGGTGTTCCCGACGTTCGACATGTTTTGTCAGGTGATGAATGCCTGTACCGAAAACTACGAGTGTCTCGTCCTCGACAACACGAGCAAATCAAACAAGATTGAGGATTGTGTCTATTATTACAAGGCGCCGATCCGCAAAGGGTTCCGGATCGGATCAGAGGCTATGTGGCAGTACCACCAGAAGAACTACAACCCGAAGCACGTCGCAGCACCCCTGATCACATCTGGAACACCGACAGGCAGCGCCCGGCGTCCAGGAATCACTGTGAAGAAGGTTTGAGACCAAGGGGTTCGAGTCCAACGGGCTTCGCCCGTTGTCCCTTGTCCGTTCCGCCCGCGTCCTCATCCCGTAAAAGATTTCACACCCACCAATAGATGATTATCGAGAACCTCGATTTCGATGGTTCGAACGACATCCTGCAGTACATTCCTCAGGTGGAAACCGAAAAGCCGATGCAGGGACAGCAGCCGGTGCAGCATCAGAGTTCGTTTGGTCTCCCGGATGAACTTCAGCCGACGTACCAGACGCGCTCGATCGACCAACCCGAGTTATTTAAAGCTGAAATAAAACCTCCTCAAATAGAAATGGATTTCTCGACATCAATCGCCGACATCGTGCCAAGCGCCGATTTCGATATGGGGCCCTCGATGGGCGGCCCGTACAAGAACCCACAGAACAACAGAGTAGCTGCGCTGAGCCTGGACAATGCGTCCGCTGGCCCAGCTTCCCCTTCCTCGAAAAACCCATTTGGTCTGACTGATGAACAGCTGAACGCGGCGCTCGCGGGCATTGCCGCAGTCGCTGCATTCTCCAAGCCGGTTCAGAACAAATTGGCGGATCTGATTCCTAAGTTTATGAGCGACGCAGGTGACCTGTCAGCGACGGGCATGCTCGCCACCGCATTCATCGCGGCTGTTATTTTTTTCATTGTCCACAAATTCGCCAAGCCTCCTCAGAAGAAGTAGAGTCGAAGGAATGCATCGCATTTCTTCACTAGTTTCTTTAAAATAGACCCGTTTTTAAAATGGTTAAAAATTGGTCAGTTGCTGTACAAAAGCCCCCCCATTCCGTCTTTAATGCGTAGGACGTTATAGTTCATCGCGTAAAAGTAGCGACCGGCGCCGCCAGCCAGAGTGCTCAGTGAGACGCCAGCTGGTGCGACGATGCGGTAGGTATCGATGCGTGAAAAGTTCAGCGTGCCAGTCGGCTGAAGCTTTGACGTGTCCAGGCAGTATGAAATCAGAGCGACGTTCGCCGTCGCGTTGTTGTGGTTGTAGCCGTAGGGTGTGTGGTAGTACTGGGGAACATCGATCCACTGGAACATGGAGCGTGTGTCGCCGATGTCCACGCCGTTGATCTGGGTCTTGAACTGGTAGTTGACAGCGGGAACGCCGTTTGTAGGACCGGTCGTGTACGCCGCCGAGTAGTTGTTGGACTGGAACGCGAGGAACTTGATGGGGTGAGCCAGAGCCAGCTCCTGCATGTTTGTCGTGGCGATGGGAATGCGGTTCATCTGGGTGATAAGCAGGTCCATGGGCGTGCTGGCAAAGTACTCACGCTCCGCCTGGTCCAGGTAGACGAAGTTGGTCCACGCCTCGTACTGGAACGAGGCATACGTGGCCGATGCTGGCAGACCCGTCAGTGCCAGCGTCGTACCCAGGTTTGCGCTCCACGTGATGCGAAGCTCGATGTCGTGGTACTGGAGAGCCACCAGGGGCAGCGACACATTCCAGTCCTTGCAGAAGAAAAACTTGAGCGGCAGGAACCCGTTGGTGATGTTGTTGGGGCCAGTGCCGTTGTTGTTGAGGAAACGCTGGGAGAAGTTCTGGGCACCAGTCACCGCCTCGACGCTCGTCATCCAGCTGATGTCCTGTGTGTCGACAATCTGACCACCGATGAGCAGCTCGATCTTGTCGATGACGTTGGTCCAGTTGATGCCTGGGATCAGAGAACCAGTCGAGTCCTTGGCAATCAGGTAGATGTAGTTGACGAGGTCACCCTTCTTCTCCAGACGGATCGTGGAGATGTTACCAGCCGAGGGATTACCCTGGATCAGCTGGCGTTCGGGTGAGTTGGCGTAGTGCGTGTAACGCTTGTAGCTGGAACGGAAGAAGGACACCTCTGGCTTACCGGTCAGCCACGCGTCCTGAGCACCGGTTGCGACGAGCTGAACGATACCACCAGACATTTACAATGGTGTGAGAAAAAAGATCATCGCGAAGCGACAGACTTTCCACCTGCGGTGGAAAGGCGAATCAATCCTGAATCATGATGCCGCAATATTCGAGCGACCCCTCGATGGGTGTATAGATGCTTAGGGTTTTACATAGCGCCTTGAGGTCTTTGAACGACGCCCAGAATTCTGGGGAGTGGTCGTACTCGTTGACTGTGACGTGAGCCAGCTCATGAATAAGCACGTTCATTGCCGAGTTTATATCATCCTTGTCCAGGCAGATGTAAATCTCGTACCCTTTATTTACGTTGTAGCCTATGGTCCCCCTGTTCATCCTGGACCCGTGAATTCCTGTGAGAATACACCGCTTCCTGAGGCGAGCGAACCGTGGGTCAACCACCTCCGTGCTTTTGAGATGATTCAAGAGCACGTCGTAGCGCTGACGAAGATCCGTCATGAGCGGCGCTTCACGGCGACTGCTCCACGCGGCAACCGCGAGGGTCACGATGAGCAGTCCCGTCTGTATGATACCGGACAGGGCCATCCTACTGATCTAGGCGTAGAAAAACAAACTGTGCATAAATGTCGGTGACGAGTCCCGTCTGTTCTGGAGAGATAGGTCCCCACGCGATGCATCGAAACTCTGGTTCGAGCGCCTGACGAAAAACGTTTCCGTCGAGGAGGGGTTCATACTTTGGCCCGTCTGCGTAAAACGGACCCTCTGTGAGACTCATGAGCACCTTGTCGCCGTGAACCTCAAACACATTTCCGAGTGCGTCTGGGGAACTCGCGCTTTCGATGAAACTCTTTTCGGGTGTGATGCCGATGAGGTGTCCGCCCGGCTTGACTGCCAACTTGATCGCCTTGATGCTCTGTTGGAAGTGGTCGCCAAAAATGTACTGGATCGAAAAGTTGTAACACACCACGTCGAACGGACCTGCAAACGCCGCCTGACGAATATCACCGGCACCCAGGAACCACACCCCGATCCCGATGTCCATAGCTCGATCTTCCGCTTCCTGGAGAGATTTTTCGTCCGGATCGATGGCGGCGACACGAGCACGCACAGCCTTCCACTTGTGCCAATCACCGCCTCGGCCGCATCCGCAATCGAGAACGTAGGAATTCGGACTGACCCATTGATTTATGAGGTCACGCTTCGCCTGGTTGTGGCGTTTACGTAGTTCATCCATCCTACGGTCTCACTTAAAAGAGTGACGCTTTGTAGTTTTAAATGGGTTCTCTTGAGCAGGATTTCTTGACGGTGCCAGGACAGCTTTTTGCACTGATTTCCATGGTGGGGCCGGATATGCCTCAGAAGAATGAGCAGATGGGTCTGAAGATTCGCGGATGCTTTTCCTCAAAGGATGAGGCGGAGACTCACGCCAAGCGCCTACAGAAGGATGATGCACTCGTCGACATTTACGTCGTCGACATGTACAAGTGGCTACTGATTCCACCTGACCGCGACAACATTGAGAACGTTCACTACGCCAACGAGAAGCTTGAGGAGATTATGACCAAGTACCGTGACAACCAGCGTCAGGCGGCAGCCATGTTCGAGAAGCGCAAGCGTGACATGCTCGCCAAGCCCCTCGAGGGGTCGACGACGCCGTTCATCGAGCCCGGAGATGAGAACTCCAAGTATTACACCAAGCCAGATGTACCGCCCATTCCTCACCCAGCTGAGCTCATTGAGGATCTGAAGAAGGAGTTTCCCGACAAGGAGATGCCTGAGCTGGTGAAGATTGCCGACGACCGTATCGCAGAGGAGATTGAGCGTCGTCGTGTTCAGCAGGAGGAGGAGCGCGCCAAGGCGCCAGCGGTCCAGATTGACGCCGGTCCTGTGCCAGAGCCTATCGGTGCTGGCAGTGCGGCGGCAGGACTGCTGGGTTGAACAGTCCAAAGGGAGAAACGCTCCCTTTGTCCGTGTCCCAAAAAAAAACATAAACAATGAATAGATGAAGGCGCACTGGTCGTTGTGGGTAGCTCTCGTGGTACTCATTTTGACCGTGGTGATTCTTTCAGCACGCAGAGAGGGGTATGCTCCTCCGCGTGATGAAAATACGCAACCCCCATACACGAATGACATATCAAATACGGTGACGACGTCAAATAACCTCCCGTATGTCGATTCGACAAGCAGTGTCGTCCGTGTTGACAACCAGTCGCAGATATATAAAGACATGGGCGGGATGGACTTCCAGATTCAGTCGGGAAATCCCATTCTAAACTTTATTCAGGGTGATCCTTCATCAAATGTGATGTATGGTGATTTCGTACCACACCAGTCTGATGGAGGGTTGGCACAAATGTACGCCTTTCTCGGTGATATTGAAATGATAGCAGAAGGAGATACCATATCTAATACAAGTAACCTCGTCGCCGTACCTGAAAATCCAACAATGATGAAAACTGTTTACGGTGTTGATGTGAATGGAAACCTCATCAACCCAACCGAAATTGAAACGACGGCAAATGCAAATGCGGTATTCAACCTTCAATACGGTTTTGACGATAAAGGAAGATCCATCACCAACCCAAGCGATAACGCACAACTTTACGGTTTCAGTATGGAAGGAAACCTCGGAAAATCAGACTCTGGACAATACATACCAACCATGACTTCACCGAATACCCCATTTTTGGGAAATCAACCTGGAATCAGTGCTTAAGAATCACAGGCGTCAGCGACTTCCCTAACAGTATCCCAATAAAAAACGCAGCAAATACAAGAATTATAGTCTCTTTTGAAATTTTTTCAAGCATATCAACCGACTGATTCTGAGGATGAAAAACACGGGGACCCGGATCATAATACGAGCGTGCGTCGTGCTGCTGATGGTGCTCCTCGGCCTCGACCTCGTCCACGAGCTGGTGTTGCTGGG